ACACAGGTTATTTATATCCAGATATGCAAACTTGTTTGTCATCAACTGAGTTGTATGTAGAAGAATATAAACAAATTGCTAAAAATAGAGGTGATGACACAGCACATTTTAGTTCAATATGTTTTGAAGTTGACTCATATCCTATAAAAAAATTTGATAGCATGGTGAGAGGTACATAATGTCAGATTGGGAAAAAGATTTAGCAGAAGTTAAAACAGATTTAAAATATCTTCGTGAAGATATTAATATTATGCAAAAACAAATAAGAGATTTAAACAAAACTAGCAACATGGGTTTGGGCGGATTAAAAGTAGCATTATTTATTGGTGGCATATTAGGTGCCATATATACTTTTTTTAGATTGATAGATTAATGGTGCTGTAAGAGAGACTCGAACTCTCGACTTCTACCTTACCAAGATAGCGTTCTACCCCTGAACTATTACAGCAAGGACATTATGAAAATACTTTGTATATCGGATTTGCATTATCCGTATGCTCATAAAGATCATTTATCATTTTTAAAAGCAGTAAAATTGAAATTTCGTTTTACACCTAAGGATAAATATATAATGCTTGGAGATGAATTAGATTATTCGGCATTGTCCTTTCACGATTCCGATCCTGATTTACCAAACAGCACAAAAGAATTAGAATTAGCCAAGGTACATATAAAAAAGTTAGAAAAAATTTTTCCTAAACTAGAATTGTTAAACTCTAATCATGGATCCATGGTTTACAGAAAACGTAAATTTCATGGGTTTCCAAAACAAGTATTTAAAGACTATGCAGAAATACTTGAAGTTAATAAAAACAATTGGAAATGGCATGATAGTTTAGTTGTTAAAGATAAACATGGTAAATATTATTTTACTCATAGCATGAACGCTGATTGTTTAAAATCAGCACAAGCACTTAATTATGAGGGTTATATACAAAGCCATTATCATTCTAAATTTGAATTAAAATATTTTTCTAGTCCCGAAGCTTTACGTTGGAGTATGACAATTGGATGTCTCATTGATAAAGACTCGTTAGCTTTTGCATATTCTAGAGTAAATATAAAAAGACCAGTTTTAGGTTGTGCCGTTATTATAGATGGTGTTCCTCAGTTAGTTCCAATGACATTAGAACGAGGAGGAAGATGGTCAGGAAAGTTGTAAAAGATAATATTAACCCATCATATTACAAAAAAAAAATACAAGTTACTGATTTCATAATTGAATATGAAATGAATTTTTTAGAAGGCAACATCATTAAATACGTTTGCAGACACAAAGCAAAAAATGGTTTGGAAGATTTAAAAAAAGCAAAATGGTATTTGGAGAAATTAATAGAATGTACGAAAAAGTAAAAGATAGAATAAAATTACACGAAGGCTTTGTTCCAAAAATATACAAAGATACATTGGGATTTGCCACAATTGGTTATGGTCATAAAGTAGTAGATGAAGATAATTTTGTTGAAGAAAAAGAATACACAAAAGAAGAATTAGAAGAAACTTTTTTAAAAGATTTTGACAAAGCAGTTAATGGCGCTGAAAGATTATTTAACGTAAATGGCTGTGTAGATTTGCACGAAGAAGCTAAAGGCATAATTATAGAAATGGTATTTCAGCTTGGACCAACAGGAGTATCCAATTTTCGTAATATGTGGAAATGTTTATCTGAGCTTAACTATGTAGGCGCAAGTTACGAAATGATTGATTCCAAATGGTATAAACAGACAACCAATCGTGCCAAACAATTAAGTAATCACATGAAAAATATAGGAGTGTAAATGTTAAATTTGTTACTAGGACCAGTTGTAGATATTGTATCAACAAGCGTAAAAGGTTTTGTAGATACTAAGAAAGCTAAAGCAGAGCAAAAAGTTACTGAGATAAAAGCTAAAACTGAACTTATGCAACAACAAATTAAGGGCGAGCAAGATTGGGATATTGAAGCAATAAAAAATACAGAAGGATCGTGGAAAGATGAATATCTTACAATTATTTTTAGCATTCCGCTTTTGCTGTGCTTCCTGCCATTTACAGTAGAATATGTTGAAAGAGGATTTGAAGCATTATCCAAAACACCTGATTGGTACAAATATACTTTAGGCGTAATTGTATCAGCATCATTTGGCATCAAAGGTGCATCTAAATTTTTTAAAAAATAGGAGGTAATATGAGATTATTACATGATTTATGGGATCACATGAAAGAGTGGTCTAGTTGGTCAATGAAAGATTGGATTAAGGCAGGAATAGTTGTCGTAATCGTATTAGTTATTATTGGCGCAATTTAATAAATGTCAGACTCTAGACTAAAAAGAGCAGGAGTAAGTGGTTATAATAAACCAAAACGTACTCCAAATCATCCAAAGAAATCACACATTGTTGTTGCCAAAGAAGGTAGTAAAATAAAAACTATCCGATTTGGCCAACAAGGTGTTTCTGGTGACAAAAAAATGACAAAACGAGCTAAGTCGTTCAAAGCAAGACACAGCAAAAATATTAAGAAAGGCAAAATGTCAGCTGCCTATTGGAGTAATAGAACAAAATGGTAAAAAAAAATAAGAAACCCGTTTGGGAAAGAGAATACAAAGGTAAGAATAAAAAAATAAAAGGTAAAAAAGGTTATGCTTCTGCAAAAGCAAAAGCTGATAAAAAGTTTGGCAAGAAAACAAGTCTTGTTAAAAATATGTATATTTCACAGCAAATGAAAAAAAAGAAGAAAAAATAATGCCTAGAAAATTAAGTAATAAACAAAAAAAAATAGATGTTGCTAAACCTTTTGGCAAAATAACTGCCGCAGATTTTAAAAAATTAAGCAAGAAAAAGAAAAAAAAGAAAAAGTGAAAAGTATTAAAGAAGATATACTTTCTTGGTCAAAAGACTTTCTTGAACTCCCAAATAAACATCTAAATAATTATTCTGTATGTCCTTTTGCTAAAAAAACACGACTAGATAATAAAATAAGAATAGTTGAAGATCATAACAAAAAAACATTACTTGATACTGTTATTGCTGAGTGTAATAATTTTAACAAGTTAAATAATAAAATATGCGTTATTGCTAGTAATAATTTTTCTGTAAAGTCTAAAGAATTATCAGATTATGTTGATACATTAAATTATCTATACGTTCCAACAAATGTATATTTAATGAATTCACATCCAGAAGATAACGAAGAAGAAATTAATTTTTTACAAGATACAGAATGGGATTGCGACAATCATTTTTTTATGATTTTAATACAATCATATAAAGAATTAGAAGATGCTAGTTTAAAACTGCAACAAACAAAATATTATAATAATTGGCCAAAAAATTACTATGACAGCACAGTAAACAAAAGAAAACAATACAGAAAATTATATGAAAATAGTATTAGTAACGTGGTTGGACACTAACGAAAATTCAGTTGGTGGCTGGATTACAAAAGAAGATTTAGATAAATCAGAAGTTTGTAGTGTTGATTCTTTGGGTTGGCTTTATAAAGAAACAAACGAATTTATAGTTATATTAGCTGATAAAGATACAAATAACGAGGACGACTTGTTTGGTAGATCACAAGTCATTCCTCGTGGAGTTATAAAAGATATTAAGTATTTAAGTTAATTACCTATATATTGTTGATTACTTGACCCATGAACACCTTTGTTCAAAGATACATTATTTCCTGCACTTCTACCTAATCCACTAGCAGACATATTAGAATGACTTGATGATGATTTTCTTAAAACAACTCCTTTGTTTTTTAACCAATCTCTAATTAATTGATTTTTTACAACAACTAAGTCTTTTCCAGTTTCAAGATTTTGCTTTTTCTTTTCTTGATAAGTTTTCCAAGCATTATCTTTTGCCATTTCTTTTAATCTCTCACCAATTCTAACTGCCATAGAATGTGCAAAACCATTAACTAAAGACACTTTTCTATTAGATTTTTTGTAAATGTTACCATTTTTAAAATCAACAATTTCGGTATCTATTGCTTTTTGTATAACATAGACAAGATATTTTGCCTGCTCAACATCCGCATCAAATCCATTAATCGCTAATTTATATATTTTTTTTGTATTATACTTATCAAAAAGTTTAGTTTCAGATGTGCAATACAATTTTACACCACAAATATCTTCAATTCCTTCATATGCATAAACAACTGGATGATAACTTCTGCCAAAAGAATTTGAAAATTCATAATACAATCTTTTTATTTGATCTACATCAAAATTAATTTGATCTTCTTTAATTCTGTAAGTTTGCATTAAATCAGAAATTTTTTGTGCAGAAATCATAGCTTCATTTTGAGAACAACCATTAGTAGTTGTTCTCATTTGTAATTTTCTAATTTTTTCAATTATATCTTTTACATCTTTATTCATTATAAAATCCCCTTTGATTTTTTCCATTGTTTATAATCTCTCTCATATGCTCTTTTCCATACGTCTAAAAATCTTTCAATCCATTTAGTTTGTTTTTCAGTAATAGTTTTATTAAATAAAACTGAATGGGCACTTTCTAAAGGTTGTAAATTTTTATTTTCTTCTAAATCTCCCCATCTATTATAAATACTAACAAGTTTATCATTCATTATAAAATCTCCTTTATTTGATTTAATTTTAAAATAAAATTACCTCTAAAATCAAAACCACAAACATAAGCAATTTCAGAATTAGTTTTATTTTCGTAATCTTTTTTTGTTGGATAAGTGCTTTCAATCTTAAAAACAATTCCAACACAATCATTAATAATATTAAGTGTATCATGGGCGATAACTTGATCGCCCACTCTAGGATTTAATTTATTCATTAATTAATCCTTGCACAAAAATTCCAATAATAATTATTACGTTTAACATCTTTAGATGATTGTACGCCTTTGCCTTGACAAGCATAACAAACACCTTGTTTACGTGGAACACCATTTACTGAGCCACCCCATTTAAAAGTGCCTGTGCCACTACATTGACCACAAACAGATTTTCCATTTTGTGATTTTTCATTAAAAGTTTTCATAAATTCTCCTATGAGTACAAAAGTTGAGTACACAAAGAGTACAAGAAATTTTTGCTTGTAATTACTTTTACTTGCTTATTTTTTGCACTCTTTAACTTGTTTATGCTTAGATTTTCTCGTATTTTCTTAAACATACGAGGAATTTATAACTTTACCAATGGTTTGTAAATAGCTTATTTTACTAAGGTAGGCCACAAAAAAAAGACATGAGTACATTATGAGTACGATTTGTAATCACGAAAATTCTGGCAGCTTAGATATTTTATCATTAGCTGTTTTAGGCATCAAAAGAATAATATTTAGATAATTTTCCTTTTATTTTCCGTTGCTCGATTTTAAACATGATAATTCTACAATTCTTTCCATATCGTTTTTTGTAAAGCGTTGGCGCTTTCCAATATATCTGTTTAAGGATTTCTCCTCAGGAAATCTTTCCTTTAGAGATTTGAGAAAATCGTAACAAGTTCTGCTTGAAATACCAAGTTCTTTACATAGATCATCTCTAGTAAAAAGTCTATCCATTAGTTCCATTAGTAATTCCCCCTTATAATGTCTTGATTTTCATCTTCATTTTTTGCTTGTTCTACTTCAATAACTCTTGCTCTTAGCTCGTCTAATTCTTTTCTTTCTTTTTCTAAATATGGATACGGATTAGAAGTCGGATGAAACAATGCTTGATTTTCTGGTAATCCTCTTTTAGCTAATTTTTCTTCAATAGATTTATATTTTTCTTCATCTTTACGTTGATGTCCTAAATATAATTTTTCGCATAATTCTTTAGAACTTAACAATACATCTTGATAATCAGTAAAAACTATAGACCATTGTATTATTCTCATTTGACTAAGCGTTATAGATATTCTTTTTTTAAAATGATGTACTGTATTTATATATGCTTTACTTAAATACTCTTCCATTTTTGGCTTACCTAATATTCTTTTTTCGCCATCAATAAATTCTAATTCCCATAATGGTTGTTCATGTAATCCAGTTTTTGGATTATTTCCGCCTTCATCTAATTGTATTATTTTAGTTATTTCTTTACTCATAATTCTCCATATCTGCTTTTGAGGAACGTATATAAAAAAAATCTTCATACTCAGGATGCTCTTTCATAAACAAACGTGAGTAAAAAGGTTTATAGTTATTATTTATTTTGTAATCTTTATCGTTAGAAACAACGCTTGTTTCCCAACGAATACGATTAATTATCATTTCACTTGATAATTTTTTATGACCACGATTAATTGCTTGAAACGTAAATTGTTTAAACAATTTATAAATTACAGGGTTTTCTCTATGAAACTTACTAAATTTAGATTCAATCGGATCAATAAAACTTAATTGTGCTTGTATCATTACACAGCACCCATTTTTATTTCTGCTCTAGCATTAGAATTTTGCTCAATCATTCCATCTAGTTTTTTTTCTTTACCAATATATTTGCTTGAAACTTCTGCGAATACGTCTTTTTCTTTTTGTATTTCTTCTTTCTTTTCTTTAACTTTTACATCTATATTAGCTTTTGCTTCTGCTACTTTGTCTGTAATTTTTTCGTTTATTCCAACTGGATATTTATATTCAATAAATTTTTCATCTAATAAATCTTTTAACTCTTGCTCTAGTCTTTTAATTTTATTTGATGATTGTACTTTTTCTAAATGTATTTTTTCAAAATATAATCCTAATACGTGAGGATCATAACGATAAAAACCCCCCTCAAATCTTATCAATTTATTTTCGTTAATATCATTCATAAATATTGTCCCTCTAATTTATCAGCTATATTGCGAAGATTAATAACTCTTGCTTTAGTATTATATGTTTTATCGCTATGACATTTGTCGTGGCATTTTCTACAAAGACAAATTAGATTTTCAATATAATCTTTACATTTACTGCCACCACTTCCTTTATTACTAATATGATGTACGTCTGCTCCCCATTCGCCACACATACTGCATTGTTCAGTTTGCGATAATGTTAAATCGTCCCACCAAAATTGTTGAAAAATATTTATGTGATTTTTCATTCGTTAATCCATGCTTGTGGAATTGTTAGATCACAATATTTAAAACCAAGTTTTTCACACCACATAGCGTAAGTAGTTTTAGATTTATTACCAATTTTTGTTTTACTATTAGAAAATAGAAAACGAATATCGTATTTACTTCCAAACTGATCTTTAATTAATCTATGCTTTTTTCTATCAGCAGTTAAAAACTGTCCTTTAGCTTCTATTATAATTCCATTTGGCAAAATAAAATCTGGTTTATAATATGAATATTTTGCAGGTTTTTGATAAATTATTCTCATAGTCTCATATTCATAATTTATTTTTAATGCAGATAATTGATCTGCAACTTTTTGCTCTAATCCTGATCTAAATTTATGACTCATCTGTATTTCTCGTTGTAACAACGCAAACAATATCTGATTGCGCCTTCTTCATAATATGAATAGTTTGGTGGAAGATAAGTACACATATTTTGATCTGTGTACTTTCTTTCACAAATGACACATGGAAACGTCTTTATTTCCTTAACGTATCTTTTTTTAACTTTTTTTAATTGCAAAACTTGAGCCATTAAAACGGAATATCCTCTTCTTCTTGTGCATTAGACATTTGAGCTTTTTGATATTCAGGAGTTCCCATAATTTTAGATTGATCTATTTTGGGAGCTGTGTTTGTTGTCTGTGTATTAGCACTTTGATTTTCTGCTATTTGCACATACAATGATCCATCATCATTTTTCCATAAGGCAGCGCCAATTGATGATCCTTTACGCAAAACAATATCTTCTTGTAAAGTTGCTTCTGGATAGGCAATATTTTTGTTTTGATAATTAGGTTTATTATCGCCTTGTTCTTTATAATTATTTTTAAATAGTCGTATCTTTATTGGTTTCATGATTAAACGTTTTCTTTTTTGTGTTGCTTATTCCGTTGGAATTATAATTATCTTTTCTTGAAGTCTTTGATCCATCAAAACGAGTATTCTCGTCTCCATCAACATCAACTTTATCTCCAGTTGGTATTTGAAAGAGACCACGCATAAACTGTTTTAATGTATAACTTTGTGCTGATCCCATAGCTTGACCTCCAGTAAAAGGAACAAACTGATTTCTTGTGAAAATTTTATCCCAAACAAATCCGTCTTTATGAGATAATGTAAATTCGTAAACTATATGTAACCATTTTTTAGCATCGCCAATTACATCACAGCTAACTTCACTTGTTGATATAATAAGACCATGCTTTGCACATAATGGATTAAGTGCTTCTAAAAATGTATCAATATCTACATAATTATATTTTGCAAATTCATTAGTATCAGTTTTTTCTAATTTTTTTATATCTTGCATAATTGCATTGATAGAATTTAATACTGGATTACTTTGAGTCATTTTTTCCTTTTGTTTTCATTAAATTGTTGATCTGCTTATCAAGATCAAACGCTTCTCTAAGCAAACTAAAATAAGCAAAAGCTGTATCTAAATCTTCTTTTGAGAATTCTCTTATTTCTGTATCTGTGTTGTCTTTCGGAAATCTACAGACTACAAATTTTTCTATTTTATAATTAGAATTTTCTTCTATTAATTGTCTGTAAGCTGATCCTTGTAATAAATAATCAGAATAAATGCCTTTACTTGTTTTAAAATCTATAAGTGTATTTTCATTAACTAATAAATCTGGTGTGCCACCATATAAATATTTCTCACTACAAAAATGTTTTTCTGTCCAAGTAACATCATACTTCTGTTGCTCCCACCATTGTATAAATTGATTATAACAATTTAATATTTTTTCATCTTTAGGAAGTTCGTAGTATTCGCCTTTAACTTCCATTTCGGCGTAATCATGTAAAGCAGTTCCAATATCTCCTGCATTTTTTAATTCTGTAAAATAATCTTTTCCATCTAGTCCAAGACGATTTGCCCATATTATTAATGGTGTACTATTTTTATATCTACTTAATATTTGTGTAGTAGTAGGAACTTTTTTGTTATTAATTCTATAATCTACTGTAGGCATGATGATTAAAGGGCGAAAATCAAGATCGTGGTCTTGTTTGCACAAACTGTAAATTGAAGTCCAAAAAAATTTACAGCCCATTTTCGCCCCTCAACCCAAGGAGCGACTACTAACCATTTATGTTTGAAAGGAATAATGATAGTCAGTAGCCCTTCAACGTGCATGAAAAAACTTCTAAACAACACGTTGAAACTCATATTACGTAACTATTAGCCAAAACCAAAACAGCCCAGCTACAACTGGCACCATAAATATTTTAAAAATAAGTCTAATAATTAAATTTCTAATTAGATTTTTTTTCATGATTGACTCGTTATTAATTTTATATGATGAGCAAGTTGTTTAGATTGAAGCTTAGAATATCCAGTATTTGATAATTCTTGCTTTCTTACCTTGCAATCTTGCTTATATTTTTGCTCTCTAAAAGCTAAAGTTCTTCTTAATTTTGCAGATAACTTTGGTAAGTTTTTCAGCTTCTTATTCATACAACTTGCTCTTTTTTGCTAATTAAAATTAATGCTCTCAGCTTATCTGAGTTTGCATATTCAAGTATTTACTTGAATATTTGTTTCATTATTAGCAATTTTACGCAAAATCAAGAATAAATATTAGTTATTTTACGCAAGTTTTAGAAAAAGTTTGCAAATTTAAGCATATGAAGTCTGAATTTGACGTAGAATTTGAATAAAAAAAAAGAGAGGGAACTTATTTCCCTCTCTCTCCAGCAACATTAATAAAACAATGACTATTGTTTGACACAAATTAAATCTAAAAAATACATATTTCAATTACTGTTATGTGTAATTTTAAGCAAATAAAATACATTATCAGAAAATTTATGAAAATTCACACAATGAAATAAAAAAATAATTTCTGTAAATGTTCTGTATATGAGAGTTCATTGTAATTTATGTAATCAAGAAAAAGATTTACAAGTTACGCTTACAACAAAACAACATAAAGTTTTTAATTTTATAAAAAATTACAAAGTAAAATATAAAAAATCGCCAACATATAGAGAGATTGCAAGTAATTGCGATTTTAAAAGCACAAGTAACGTTGATAGATACATTTATTTATTAAAGAAAAAAAATTTAATAGATGTCTCTCCATATACTCATAGATCAATACAAATTTTAAAGGAACCAATTAGTGAATAGTTTATTTCAAGACTATGAGCTAAAACAAACTAAAGAATTAATTAGTAAAGTTAATGTTAATGATATTACAAAAGAAATTAGTACAGCTTTTGATTATGAATTTGATGGAAAAACTAAATTTGAGTTGCCATTATTTAGAAAGCCAAAAGATGATTTTAATATTGGATTAATAGTTGGCCCCTCAGGAAGTGGAAAGTCTAATATATTAAAAGAATTTAATGAAGAAGAAAACATTAAATGGAAACATGACGAAGCTGTATGTTCACATTTTAGTAATCATGATGAAGCAATTGATAAATTAAGTGCTGTTGGATTTAATAGTATTCCAAGTTGGTTAAAACCCTATCATGTTTTATCTACTGGCGAAAAATTTAGAGTTGATCTTGCAAAAAGATTAAAAGACAATGCAGTAATAGATGAGTTTACAAGTGTTGTAGATCGTAATGTTGCTAAGTCTTGTGCAAATGCACTAGGAAAATATATAAAAAAACAAAATATTAAGAACGTTGTTTTTGCTAGTTGTCATTACGATATTATAGATTGGCTACAACCCGATTGGGTTTTTGACACTACATCCAACAAAGTTGTTGGAAGGAGGTGGGAAAGGCGATCCAAGATCGTTTTGGAAATATTTCCTTGTAGAGTCGAAATATGGCCATTGTTCAGGGAACATCACTATCTCACACAAGACATTAATAAAGGTGCTAGATGCTGGCTTGCAATCTGGAATGGATACCCAGTTGGATTTGAATCAGCAATCCCTCTTCCAACAGGAACAATAAAAGAAAAATGTTGGAGAGAACATAGACTTGTGATTTTGCCAGACTTTCAAGGATTAAGTATTGGCGCTAAATTTTCAGAATGGTTAGGAGAGTCATATAAAAGACAAAACATCAGATTTTTTAGCAAAACAGCACATCCAAGACTTGGCGAATATAGAGAGTTTAGCGATAAATGGAAAGCAACATCAAGTAATAAAAAAAATTTAAGTAAAGCTTATATGAATGATCTTGATAGAGTTAGATCGGGCGGAAATTTAATACAAAATGAGAATTCTATAATGAGACATATGAATAGAGTTTGTTATTCTCATGAATACGTTGGAGATTAAAATGAATATTAAACTTCCATGGACTAAATTATATTACAGCGATTTTTTAAATGGTTGTAGAGGACTAACACATCAACAACGAGGTCTTTATTTTACGTTGTTTTGCTTGGCTGGTATAGAAAATGGTCGTGGTTTACCTAATAATTTTGATGAATTATGTCATAGTGTAAATATTTATGACAAAAACCCAGAAGTTGTTGAACAGTTAAAAGCAGATTTAACATTAGTATTAAACAAAAAGTTTGTTTTAGTTGAAAATCGCTATCATAATCAAAGACAATTAGACGATTTTAACAGCGAAATACAAACAATTATTAATAAAAGTAATGCTGGCAAGATTTCTGTTAACAACAAACGCTTAACAAAAGCTAAACAGAAGCTCAACACAGTATCTGAATCTGAATCTATATCTATATTTAATGATATAATATGGCCAAACTTAAAATTTAAAAAAGGGTCAAAAGTTGTTGCTCTTAACTCATATTTAAAAAAAGCATTTGATATAGATGAAAAAACACTAATTCAAAAATATAATGAACTTTGTTCAAATACTGCTGATCCTAAGTTTATTCCTCATTTTTCAACGTGGTTAAATCAAGAACGTTGGGAAGAAGAAATAGTTGTTAAAGAAGAAAAAGACGAATTTGGCATACAACCAAAAGACTCATATCGTAAATACGTTATTTTTGTAAAAAAAGGAATAAGAAGCACAGCAATTTCTGATGATATGGTTAAGGAAATGAGAAAAGAGGGACTTATTACAGAAGAAGAATATAAGGCATGGTAAAGAAAAATAAGAAAAAAAAAGCTAAAATTTCAGATTATGGCGCACAAACAATAATAAAAATAGATGGAAAATTAATACGTGTAGTAGATCAACAAGAATTTAGATTAACTTTTGGAAGTGCAACTGGAGACAGAAGAATAGAAAAAGTGCATAATTCAGTATTACAAAATTATTATGCTAGAGATTTATTAGACATTACGAATAGAGATAGAAATCAATTACGTTATATTGCTGGAAATAAATTTGAAATTACAAGTTATCACGCTGGATTACAGCAAAACGTAACAATGCAATATAAAGATAGATCGCAAGGATCAATGGAAGAATTTAATACAAATCATTTAGATTCTTTAAATAAATTTAGAGAAGCTTATAAATATCTTGGTAATTTAAGTAAGATAGCATGGCACGTAATTATAGATAATAAACCAGCAAAAAAACAAATGAATGAATTTAGAGAAAGTTTAGACGTGTTAATAGATTTCTATAAATTATAATGTTCTTGTCTTATTCTACTGTGTAAGAGAATTCGTAAATGATAGTAAATCTATAAATTCTAGTATTACGTCTAGAATTATTACAGGAACAAATTTTATGCTCTCTTTTTTGAGGGCTTTTTTTATGCTTAATGGACATATAAAACTGTTTGTAAGCGTAATTGTTCAAGCGATTTTAGACGCTTTAAATATTTTTTATAACAATAGCAAAAAAAACGAACAATATAATGAAGAAGCTATAAATTGGTTAATACATAAAGATTTTGCATATGTTTGCGATCTAGCTGATCTACATCCAGATTATGTTTTATACGTGTATTTACAATTAAAAGAATACAACGAACATTTAACTTACGAGCAAACACACAAAATATTACATGAAAAATTTACTAGATCACGATAACTTAATCTGTACCATGTTTTTACTAAATAATCCGAAAACAAATAAACCAGAATTAGTTGTTCATTTTAGTAATTTTGAGAATGAAAGAGACGCTTTAAATTTTGCATCAACATTTAAAGAAGATACAGAATTGCATACAGATATATTTCCAGACATAAGCGAGACTATACACTAATGAATAAGAAAATGGGAAGACCCACAAAATACAGCAAAACTATTACAAAAAACATATTAGAACGTTTAGCTCATGGAGAGTCTATACGTAGTGCTGTAACGTCTGAGGGTATTACATGGCCTACTTGGAGACTATGGATGCAGAAAGACGAAGAACTTAGAAATAAATATGCTCAGGCAAAACAAGATGGCATAGATTATACAGTTGACGAAGTAGAAGTTGTAACAAGAGACGCAATAGATAAAGCATCTAACAAGCAAATGGATATAGCTAGTATCAAAGCATTAGATATTTGGGCCAAGCATAAACAATGGAAAGCTAGTAAACTAGCTCCCAAAGTCTATGGATCAGATAAACAACAATTATCATTAACTAATAGTAATGGACAAACATTATCTATTGAATGGGAAAAATAGTCTTCCTTTGCTGTTTAACGTAGCGAGGTTTAAGTTTTACAACTATCTTGTTGTTATGATCAACATGAGATACTTTATAACGACCTGTGCTTAATTTAGAGATAGTTTCTTTATCTAGTTTTAGTTTATATATAGTCATACAATATTAGACGATTATATGCTGAAATTGTTTTAAAATAGTTTGAAAAAGATAATTACATGACTATAACTGTAAATGTATTGTTGTTAAAAGTTGTTGATTGGCTTTAATAAAATATGTTTCAGATACTTTTCTATACGAATGTTTACGTGAGAAAAAATATAAATTACGATAAGGATAATTATCGTAAGTAATAATTTATAAATATATTTTTGTATTCATTTTGTACTCAAAGTATTTTTCTAAGGTAGGCATAGGAAAACAAATCATTAATCAAGATTTGCTTTTTTTGACTTCGTAAAAATTTTTTAAGCAACCCCCAGCACTTCTAATTTTAGCTAAAGCAACCCATTTAAACTGCAACACAACTTTCTATAAGCTTTTTATGAAAAAGAAAAAAAAATCTATTGATCCTTTTAAAGAACTTGTAAAAGCGATGCAAAAGCGTGAAGATAATAAACGCAAGTATCCAGAAACAATGGGTAGAGGACAAGTTAAAGGACAAGACGTAGCCAGCATGAGAGAAATACTTGATAGCGAAAAGTGAAAATTACTATTCCCTACAAGCCACGTGAGTTACAGCTTAAAATACACGATAAGTTAAAAAGATTTAACGTCTTAGTTTGTCATCGGAGATTTGGAAAAACGGTACTTTGTATCAATGAAATGATTAAGAAGTGCTTACAAAACCCTTTAGCAAGACCACGATATTATTATATTTCGCCAACGTATGCGATGAGCAAAAGAGCGGCTTGGGATTATTTGAAAGAATACACAAGCGTTATTCCTGATACACAGTATCACGAAACAGAATTACGTTGCGATCTTCCAACAGGTGGAAGAATACAATTACTTGGCTGTGAACGACCAGACTCTCTTAGAGGTTTGTATATTGACGGCGTAGTGCTAGACGAGGTGGCGCAAATGCCACCAAGACTTTGGACAGAAGTAATTAGACCAGCATTATCTGATAGAAATGGTTGGATGGTGGCAATAGGGACTCCAGCTGGGCACAATACATTTTTTGATATGTATAATCACGCATTACACCAAGATGATTGGTACGCTGATACGTTTAAAGCAAGTGAAACAGGAATAATATCTGAGCTTGAATTAAACGAAGCAAAACAAATGATGCCACCTGAGGTATATGAAAGCGAATTTGAAGTTTCTTTTGACTCGTCTGCCATAGGAGCCATTTACGCAAAAGGTTTAACAAAAGCAGAAGAAGAAAATCGTATTACAAAAATTCCTTACGATACGTCTCTCAAAGTTAATACGTTTTGGGATTTAGGAATGGCAGATAGCACAGCTATTTGGTTTGTTCAGCAAAAAGGATCAGCTTTTCACGTTATAGACTACGAAGAACATACTGGAGAGGGTCTAGAATATTACGCTGAAATGCTACAAGATAAAAATTATTTGTACGATACGCATTATTTACCACATGATGCTAATGTGCGAGAAATTGGAACAGGCGTTTCACGTTTAGAAACAGCTCAAAGTCTTGGTCTTAGAACGTCAATCGTTCCAAAACTTAGCATTGAAGATGGAATAAACGCTGTAAGACAGATTTTATCACGTTGTTGGTTTGATTATGACAACTGCAAAGAGGGTTTAGACGCATTAAGACAATATCGCTGGGCTACAACGCAAAAAGGAGACATAAAAGCGAAACCTGTTCATGATTGGACAAGTCATGCTTCTGATAGTTTTAGATATTTTGCTGTTGGAAACAATCAATCAAGTTATTGGAGTACAGAAATAGAGTACCCGCAAATAGGAATAGTATAAATGAAATTAACAAAAACAAAATTACTAGCTTTAATATCGCAAGAAGTTGAAAACTCTCTTGGTTTTTATTCTAGTGATTTAGCAACACAACGAAAAGAAGCACTAAAATATTATTTAGGCGAGCCATATGGAAATGAAACAGAAGGCAGATCAAGTGTTGTATCACAAGATTTATTAGAAGTTGTTGAGTCTATAATGCCAAGTCTAATGCGTATGTTTACGCAACAAGACAAAATAGTACACTTTGAGCCAACACAGCCAGAAGATGTTCCGTACGCTGAACAAATATCTGACTATTGTAATTACGTATTTACAAAAGATAATAATGGTTTTGAAATATTGTACTCAATGTTTAAAACAGCATTGTTACAAAAAAATGGTTTCTGTAAAATTTATTGGAAAACATCAAAAGAACAAAAAAAAGAGTCATATAAAAATTTAACAGAACCAGAATATCAAGCACTATTAGTTGATGATGAAGTTGAAGTTGTAAGTGTAGAACAAAAAGAAGATACGTTAATGGGTGCTCCTATTATTACGTTTGATGTAGAAGTTAAAAGAGTTAAAGATTATTCTAAAGTACAAATTGATCCGGTTCCTCCCGAAGAAATACTTGTAAGCAAAAGAGCAAAATCATTAAAAGATTGTGATTTTATTGCTCATAGAGTTTCTAAAACTGTATCAGAATTAATTGATATGGGTTTTAACAAAAAAGATGTTGAAAGTCTGCCAAGCTCAGAAGAAGAAACATTTAACACAGAAGCAGTTGTAAGACGTAGCTATGATGATGATACAGTTGAGCTAGAAGCAAGTACAATTGATCCATCTTTACGTGTAGTACAAATAACTGAGTGCTACATGAAAGCTGATTTTGATAATGACGGCATAGCTGAGTTAAGAAAAATTATTGTTGGTGGAAGTGGTTACAATAATTATATAATTTTAGAAAACGAAGAAATTCCAGTAATGCCTTTTGCTATGGTATGTGCTTTACCAATGCCATTTAGATTTTTTGGTTTATCTTTTTATGATTTACTTGCTGACGTACAGCAAATGTCCACAACAATTTTACGTCAAACTTTGGACAATATGTATTTACAAAATGCAGCCAGAACAGTTGTCGTAGATGGACAAGCAAATTTAGACGATCTATTAACAACAAGACCAGGTGGCATAGTTAGAGTTAAAAGCCCTAATGCTGTTACACCAATGCAAACGCCAAACTTCTTAAATGAAGGTCTTGCTATGATGCAAAAAATAGACGAGATAAAAGAAAAAAGATCAGGCGTGCCTAAGCAAAATATGGGTCTAAATCCTGACACAATTAATAAAAGCCACACAACGGCAGCTTCTACAAATCAAATGATGATGGCTGGAACGCAAAGAGTTGAGCTTATAGCTCGTAATTTTGCTGAGGGCGTAAAAGATATATTTAAAAATATTATGGCTGTTGTTTGTGAGTATCAAGACACGCAACGCATTATAAGATTACGTGGCGATTTTGTGCCAATGAATCCAAGAGAGTGGACAAATCGTTATGATGTTACAGTACAAGTTGGACTTGGAACAGGAAATCAAGATCAAAGACTACAAGTTTTACAACAAGTTTTATCGGTACAAGAAAAGTTAATACAAGCTGGAGGTTTAGGATTGGTAACGCCTCAAAATATCTACAATACTTTAGAAAAATATTTAGAAAATGCAGGATACAAAGATGCAAGTCAATTTTTTATTAACCCAGCAACAGTACCACCACAACCACAACAACCAAAAAGACCTGATCCTGCTTTAGATTTAGCAAATCAACAAATAGAATTGCAAAAACAAAGAGCAATTGGCGAATTAGAATTAAAAAGACAAAAACAAGAAGCTGATAATATAATAAAAATGCAACGTTTAAATTTAGATGAACAAAAATTAGCAACGCAAGTTGTAAAAGATCAAAAAGTAGATGATTTGGAAAAAGAAAAATTGGCAGCTAAAATATTACAACAAGGATTAAGCTAATGGCACCTTTTGATCCTTTTATGAAAAGTAAAAAAGCACAGACAATTATTGATGATTATTTAGATGGTAATTTTGCATCTACTCCAAATGTAAATAGTGCAGGAGTTTTTAGAAACCCCGTGTTTGATCTACGTACGGAACAAGAAAACGCTGGAACGTTAGACCCTTCAGCTTTATATCCGAATCCACAATTAGATTTTTCTGTTCCAGACACACCAGTTGATCCATGTCCTCCCGGATATCAACTTATAGATGGCGTATGTCAACCAATGGAAAATTTTGGACAATCAGCATATGATGAAAATACAACTGGAGATGGTTTTGTAGATGATAGAAAATATATGTCTATTGATGATATGCGTAATGCAAGTGATGAAGAACTTCTTGAATATTTAAAAGATGGTTTTCTAAGTAATAGTGCTTTAGGTTTTCTTCCAAGCAAAGGAAGTAATGTTACATTAAAAGGCGGTTTTATGCCTGCACAATTTCAACTTTTATTTGGTAAGCAAAATCAAATGAGACAAGATTTTATAAAAAATGAATTAATGAAAAGAGGTTATTTTACAGGAAACTTTGATAATAATCAAAATCCAATATTTAATATTGCCAATAAAAATATTAATCCAATGCAATTTAATTCTTTAACAGGTGGAACAAATGAAGGCATAGAGTCTATGCTTCCTGCAAATACTGGTGGACCAGTTACCGATGTATTTGGCGATACATATCAACAAGTTTATAATACTGGAACTGGAGATATTGGATATACATTTACAAGTGCAAATCCACAAGACCCAGTAGCAAATGTTTACAATAATCCAAATGCAACAAATAATACAACAGCAACTTATGGCACAGGTAGAGGTGGCACATCAGATAATCAAATGACAGGTGGTGGTACTGTAATAATTGGAGGAAACCCTTTTGGTTCCGAAAAAGTAGATGATTATGATGATGATAGTTCAGGTATTTAATGGCAGATAGAGAAGAAGAAAAAATAAGAGGACAACAAGCAAAAGAATTACTAGAAAATCCAATTTTTAAAGAAGCAGTACAAAAAGTTTCTGAGGAACTTGATCTTGAATGGATTAGTTCTCCAGTAAGAGACACAGAAGGACGAGAAAAAATTTACATGATGAAAAGAATGTTAAACGTTCTTCTTGTGCAAATAAAATCCGTTGTTGAAACGGGTCAATTAGCAACAAAACAAACAGATAAACAGGAGTTATAATGGTAGACCAACCTCAAGTTGAGGAGTCTGGCGTTTCTAAACCAACCTATACTACAGAAGAAACTGCCAAGGCGTTCACGACACTTTTAAATAAAGAGACCGAAAGTAATGAGCAAATTGAACCAGAAGCAAAAGAGAATAACGATATTGAGCCGCAAGAAGAGGTGACCGATGAATTATTTGAAAGTGTTGATGGAGATAACATAGAAGATAACACAGAAGCCAACTTAAAAGCAGAACAGGAGCTATACAAAGTCAAGATCGGTGATCAAGAATTGGAAGTTACCCTTGATGAAGCTTTGAGAGGTTACCAACGTGAGTCTGACTATACAAAAAAAACTCAGGAGTTAGGAGATCAACGTAGAGAATTACAAACTCAACGTGAAACACTAGCTAAAGAGTTAGAGTCGGTCAAAAGTTCTAGAAATCAATATGAACTACAATTAGCAGAAGTAACAAAACAACTGCAACCTAACCAAAACATAGATTGGGATCAATTATATACAAATGATCCTGCACAATATGTTAAGTTAAAAGCTGAGGAAGAACAGCGAAAAGAAGCCCTAGCTTTAGTTCAACAAGAACAAAAGAAAATTCAGGACGAGAAACGTAAAGAGCAACAAAAAATATATGATGAATATATTGCTAAAGAACGTCAAATATTGGCAGAAAAAATGCCAGTATATACTGATAAAGTTAAGGGACCAGAATTTGCGAAACGTTTAGTAAATTTTGCAAAAGAAAGTGGTTATACAGATCAAGAAATAAGTATGATGGTTGATCATAGATCATTGTTATTATTGGCAGATGCGTATCGTTATAATCAAATTAAAAAAGCAAAATTGGCTAATAAAAAAGTTTCTAAAAATTCAAAAACTGTTTCTTCAAATGCCGCAAATGTACGTGAAAATGCAGAAATTAATGAACGTGTTGATAATAGAATGAAACGTTTAAAGAAATCTGGAACACTTCGTGATGCACAATCGGTGTTGAAAGAGATGTTTCAAAATTAACTAGGAGATTAATATGGCTGTACCTACAAATACGGTAGAAACATACAATCGAGTTGGTATACGTGAGGATCTTGCTGATGTTATTTATAATATAACGCCGTCGGAAGTTCCTTTTATGTCCAATGCTGCCAAGGGAACTGCTAGCCAAACTTTATATGAATGGCAAACAGACTCATTAGAAGCGGCAGGGGCCAACTCACAAAAAGAAGGTGACGATTACGCTTTAGATAGTCGTAACGCAACCGTAAGACTAAACAATAATACAAACATTTCAGCTAAAACAGTTGGTGTATCTGGATCAGATCAAGCTGTAACTAACGCTGGAAGAGGAGACGAACTAGCTTATCAAATGGCTAAAGCTGGAAAAGAACTAAAACGTGATATGGAATTCATGAACGTTGGAGTTGAAAATGCAAAAGCGGCTGGATCGTCTGGAACTGCAAGAGAAAGTGCAAGTGTTGGCACATGGTATGGTGGCAATATTCCTGGTACTTCAACTGCGGCAGGTAACTTCTCAACTAATGGTTCTCCAAGTGCAACTCCGGCAGGTACGGGGGCTACGGCAATTGCTGGTGGAACTAATAGAACTTTTACAGAAGCACTATTAAAAACAGGATTAAAAAAATGTTATGAGCTTGGTGGAAATCCAGACGTTGTAATGATGTCTGCTTCTCACAAGCAATTAGCTTCTGCTTTTTCTGGTGTTGCTACACTATACAAAAACGCTGATGATAAAACTGTCATTGGTGCAGTGGATGTATATGTATCTGATTTTGGCGAAGTATCATTTGTTCCAAACAGACATCAACAAGCTAATAGAGTTGATATTTTGGAAATGGATAAGTGGGAAATTGCTTATCTTAGACCATTCCAAACTAAAGACTTAGCATCTTCTGGTGATAACGAAAAAAGACTACTCTTAGCTGAGTGGACTTTGGTAGCTAGATCGCCAAATGCTAACTTTGGTATTTTTAACCTAACTGCATAATTTTTGTAGAAAGGGATAGGGAGGGGATTATCCCCTCCTTATTTTAACTTTAACTTACGAGGTACTTACAATGCGTGGAATGAAAAAATCAAAAAAAATGAAAAAATCTTCTGGTGTTTTTAACGAAGATAAAAAAAGCAAAAAAACTAAAAAGAAAAAGAAAAAATAATGTCAAAGAAAATTTGGATTGATGACAAAAATAGCGACTCAGTTATCAAAACAAAAATGCACATTGACGAGTCGGAAAATAAATATCATTTTGAAGATGTGCAAGACGTTCAACCAATATTAGAACGTAATAAATTTGAAGCAAAAAACGATTTATATAAAGTTCGTGGAATGCAAGATGCAAAAATGTATAAAGTAGCATCTATTCCATTAATCGTTGTTCAGCAACTTGCTCAAAAAGGCATCATGTCAAACGCTGGAAGAATAATAGACAAAGATCGTTTTAAAAAATGGTTAAACGATCCAGAAAACAAACATTTTAGAGTGTATCAAGGAAATGTATAATGGCTTTAGACACATACGCAAATTTAAAAACAGAAATAGCAAATTATCTAAACAGAAGTGATTTAACTGAACATTTAGATACTTTTATTGATTTAGCAGAAGCTAGACATTCCAGAGATTTGCGAGTGCGTGAAATGGAAACAATAGACACGTCAATAACAACTGTTGCTGGAACACAAAGTTATAATTTACCAACTGGTTATTTGGAAATGCGTTATGTGTTATTTCAATCTAGTCCATTTACTCAATTAAATTATACTGCGCCTGCAGATTTTTTTAGAGTACATAATGTTGGAGCAGGAACTGGGGCCCCATCTAATTATACAATAGTTGGAGATAAATTATTTTTAGGAAAAACTCCTGATAGTGCAACAACATTAGAATTAGGTTTCTTTAAAAAACCAACTGCATTATCAGATAGCAATACCACAAATAGTATTTTAACAAATTTACCTGATTTGTATTTGTATGCAAGTTTGGCAGAAACGGCACCATTTTTAGTGCAAGATGAACGTTTACCTATATGGGCTCAACTTTATCAAGAGGGAACTAAAACAGCAAACAACACAGCACAAAGAGGAAGAACTTCTGCTACGCCTTTACAAATGTCTGCACTTAGAGTTGTATAATGCCACAAGTAGAATTTGGACAGCTACAAGCTGATCTTCCGTCATATCAAAATTCTGGCGCAATTAAAGTTGATGGTGTAATTCCGCTAGCAAAAGGATATAAATCTTTTCCAAGATTTGTTCCATTAAGTGGCACTGGATTAAACACAACGCCAGTTGGATTATTTACAAGTTTTAGTGCTGGTGGATCAACAAACTATGCTGGAGATACAACTAAATTGTATCAAATGGATAGTAGTCTTGTTTTTCAAGATAAATCAAAGTCTGGTGGATATAATAATTCTACTACTGAGGGATCAAGAGACTTTTGGCAGTTTACACAATTTGGAGCTAATATAATTGCAACAAATGGAGCTGATAATATACAAAAATTTGAAGAGGGCGTTGATAGTGCATTTTCTGATTTAGTAAGTATTAAAGCAAAATTTTTAGCTGTAATAAGAGATTTTGTTGTTGCTGGATTTACAACTGAGTCTGGAACAGTTTACAATCAACGTGTTAAGTGGTCTGGTTTAAATGATAGTTCTACATGGACACCAAGTCAAACAACACAATCTGGTTTTCAAGATATTGTTGGAACTCATGGATCAGTTCAAGCAGTTGTTGGTGGAGAAAGTTTTGGAATTGTTTTTATGGAAAGAGCAATTTACAGAATGGACTATGTTGGAAGTCCTTTAATATTTCAGTTTAATAAAGTAGCTGACAATATAGGAGCTTTTGCTCCAAAAAGTGTTGCATCTTTTGGTAATAGTATTTTTTTCTTAGCACAAGATGGTTTTTATAAATTAGAGGGTGGCCAAAAATTAACGCCTATTGGCAAAGGTCGTGTTGATGAATTTTTTTTAAATGATGTTACTTCTAATTTTGAAGGAATATGCTCAGCTATTGATCCAAACAACTCAATGGTTGTGTGGTCATATAGAGGAGATGGCGCAACTGGAACAAGTACAATTAATAATAAATTAATTTGTTATAATTTTAACGTTGATAAATGGTCAACTTGTAGTGATCAAGATGTTCAATTTATGAATAGTGCATCACAAGAAGCATTTACAACATTAGAAAGTTTAGATGTATTAGGAACATTAGACGGACTTCCTAAAAGTCTTGACAGTTTTTTTTATGATGAAGGAATTATTGGATTAGGTGCTTTTGACTCCAATAAAAAATTTGGAAAGTTTTTAGGAGCTAGTTTAGATGCAGAAGTTGATTCTACTGAATTTGAAGGAGCTAGTGAAAGAAGATCAACATTAATAAACGCAAGACCAATTGTTGATGCAAACGGAAACGACACTACAATAACAGTAACACCAATTACTAGGTCATCACAAGCTGACGCTTTATCTGTTGGAGCAGAAACAACAACAAGAACAAGTGGAGATTGTCCTTTAAGATCAACGTCAAGATACCATAGATTAAGAATTAAGGTATCTGGAAATTTTAATACAATGTCTGGAGTTGATGTTGAGTCTAGACCAGAAGGAAAAAGATAATGAAAAAAGAACTAACTAAAAGACAAAAAGATGCCATGGCAAGACATAAAAAATCACATGGTCATACTGCTAAACATATGAAAATGATGAAAGATTTAATATTAAAAAAAGGAAAAACATTTACAGAAGCACATAATATTACAATGAAAAAAATAGGTAAGTAATGCCTAATCAATTTCTAAATGTTCCTTTATCTATGCCAGATCAAGGACAACATATTAGATTAATATCAAATGTTTTAAACAATACTATAGACGGAAAGTTAAACTCTACTGGAGATGTAACTTTAAGAGCAAATCAAACAACAACTACTCTTACTGACGAAAGAATAGGTGGAGACTCAATAATATTGTTTATGCCAATTACGGCAAATGGAAATACTGCAAAAACTAATTTGTTTGTTTCTGCAAGATCAAAAGGAACAGCAACATTAACTCACGCATCATCTAGCAACACAGATCAAAATTTTGGTTACGTTGTTATTGGATGATTACACAAGTTCCTAAAGAAGATGTTATATATATATGGGATCAAATAGAAAGTTATATAACAAAAGCTTTAGATGATAGTTATATTTCTAGAGATGTTTTAGACGGAATTATAACTAACAAATTTCAATTATTTATTAGTTGGAATAACAAAGAAGTGGAAAGTGCAATTGTAACAGAAGTTGCAGACTATCCAAGAAAACGTGTTCTAAGATATGTTCTCGCTGGAGGAAAAAACTTAGAAAATTGGTTAATACCAATACAAAAAAAAATAGAAGAATTCGCAATTAAAAATCATTGTCAAGCTGTAGAAGTAGCTGGGCGAAAAGGTTGGTTGCGTAAATTAAAAGGATTTAAACAAAAAATATATTTAATGAGTAAAGAACTATGAGCAAAGGATCAAACCCAACTAATGTAACAACCACAACGAGTGCTGAGCCAAGTGAGTTTGTTAGACCATATGTAACAGAAGCTTTTGACCAAGCACAAAACTTGTTTCAATCAGCTTCACCTAATTTTTTTCCAAATCAGACGTACACAGATTTTGCGCCTGAAACAACTGCGGCATTAAATTTAACAACACAAAGAGCATTAAACAATCCTTTACTTTCTTCTAGTCAAACAGAAATAAATAAAATTTTATCAGGAGATTATTTATCCCCAACAAGCAATCCTTTTTCACAAGCATTATATAATCAAATTGCTGGAGATGTAACTTCCGGAGTGCAATCACAGTTTAGTAAAGCTGGAAGACTAGGTAGTGCTGCCAATCAAGCCGTATTAGCCGAAGAATTAGGAAAAGTTGCAAATCAAGTTTATGGCGATCAATATAATCGTGAACGTGAAAACATGATGGCAGCTACACAATTAGCGCCACAATTAGCACAAGCAGATTATTCAGATATACAAGCTTTAGCTGGTGTTGGACAAACTAGAGAAGCGATGGATATGGCAAAAATACAAGACGCTATGGCTCGTTTTGATTTTGAACAACAAAAACCATATTACAAATTAAGAGAATATCTTGGATCAATTGGAGCAAACGTTCCAACAACTACTGCAACAACAAGACCAGTATTTAGAAATCAAGGTGCTGGATTACTTGGTGGTGCTTTACAAGGCGCACAATTGGCTGGACAAATACCAGGACTTGGAGCTGGAATGGGTGCAATCGGTGGTGGATTATTAGGAGGGTTTTTCTAATGGTAGTTTCTTTTCGTAATCCAAATAATTTATACAATCCTAATAACCCAAATAGAGGAGAAGAATTTACTGGAACTAATTTTTTAGGTAATCCAAATTTTCCTCAATATAGTGCATTACAGGCAGGACAAAATTTCTATTCTAACTTACCAAATTATAGAGGTAACGCATATGGAGTAAACAATCCAGTATTGCCTAATACATCAAAAGGTTCTTCTTCACTTGGTCAACAAATGAATATGAATAATGAAATGGGTATGGCAAATAGACAAGCTACATCAACTAATACGCCACCTAATTTTAGAAATAATTTATTAAATTATGCTCTTAGCCCATCTGGAAAAGGAATGGCACAAGGATTATTAGAAGCTAGTGGATATTCAAATACTCCAGTTTCTATGGGTCAAGCATTAGCTTTAGGAATGAAAAGATCAAATGAAGCTCAACAATACGCTGACGCACAAAAACTAAAAGAGCAACAATTTCAATTTCAAAAAGATCAAGCAAAAATAAACGAAAGATTAGTTGAGAGTCAAATATTTAAAAATATGAATCCTCAACAAGCATTAAGCAATACAGCAAAACAAATGAAAGATGCTTTTCCGAATTTAATACCAGGTACTCCTGAATATCAAAATAAATTTATGGAGTTACTAAAAAACAACGCATCAAATGTAACCATTACTAACGAAGCTCAAGGAAAAGGAGCTGAAACAATGGCTGAATTAGATGCAAGAGACGTTTCTGATACTAGAAAACTTGTCAATAATAATTTTGAATTAATTTCACGATTAGGAATAATGGAAAGCTTAGTTGATGATCCTGATTTTACAACAGGCCCTTTAACTGCATCTACTTTACCAATTAGAAAATTTTTAGCTGAACAAGGTTTTCTTACAGATGATGCTAAAGAAAAAGTATCTAAACAACAATTGTTTGAAGCTTATGCTAACTATTTAGTTCCACGTATGCGTGTTGTTGGCTCAGGTTCAACTTCTGATTTTGAAGCTCAATTATTTGCTAGTGCAACTGCAGGATTAGGAAAAGACGAACAATCAAACAGAATTCTCGTAAAAAGTTTTAAATTAATGCAAGATCATATGAAGTTTGCCGCACAAGAAAAAGAGGATTATTTTTATCGTAAATTACCAAATGGAAGCATAGCTTATAACTTGCAAGGTTTTAATCAACACATGGAACAAAAGTTAAAAGAAAAACCAATATTTAAAAAATACGAAAGCGATCAAGCTTTTGATGATGCAATAAATAATGGATCGTTAAAAAAGAATGAGCTGTATTATGACATGGTTAGCAATCAATTTAGAATTGTTGATGATGCTATGATCAAAGATGCACAACAAAATAAAGGATAATTACTATGGGAATGGCTGCAAGTGATACTAAACAAGAAGAAAAAAGAGGTTATTTTGATATAGTGCGTGATGGCGCAAGAGCATTAGCACAAGGTATAACTTTTGGAACTGCTGACGAATTAGAAGCTTTTGTTAGATCATACATAGATAGTGATAAATCATATTCTGAGTTACGAGACGAAATAAGAACAGATATAAATCAATTTAGACAAAATAGCCCATATGCTGCCTATGGATTAGAAATTTTAGGATCACTTCCAAGTGGAGTTGCTGGAGTTGGAAAAACATTGGCTGGAACGGCTGTTAGATCAGCAATTATGGGTGGGGCCTATGGAGCTGGAGCATCAGAAGGAGACATTGTAGATAGAGCAAAAGGAGCCGCTATTGGAGGAGCAATATCAGGAGCGGCAGGACCATTAGTGCAAAAAATTATGCCAAATGTAAGTGCTGGCGCTAAAAAATTAATGGATAAAGGTGTTAATCTTACACCAGGTCAAGCAACTAAAGGAACTCTTGTTGGAAGTACAGTTAACGCATTAGAACAAGGATCAACAAGTTTACCATTAGTTGGAACTATGGTTAAAGGAGCTTTAAATAAATCAACTGAAAGTTTCAATCGTGCTGCCATAAATGATGCTCTTAAATCTATTAATAAAGTTGTTCCAAAAAATTTAACAGGAAGAAAAGCAATTGAGTGGGCAAAAAACGAAATATCTAATTCATATCAAGATGTTATTGGCAAGATGCAATTAAATAATGCTGACGAATTAGTTGATATTGTGTCTACTGTATCTACAAACTTAAAAGGTAATATAGATAGTAAATTATATAATAATTTTAATAATAAAATTAGTGAAATAATAATTGCTAGAGTTAAAGATGGAAAACTATCTGGTCAAGCATTACAAAACGTACAAATTGACGTAAAAAAATTAATTAATCAATATATTAAAAATGGTGGAACTGCTGAAAGAGAAATGGCAGATGCTTTAACTACTATTTTAAGTGGAAAAACTGACGATGCAGGATTAAAAATTGTTAATGGTTTAGATGATCTATTAATAAGAGATAACGCCCCTGAATTAGTAACGCAATTTAAAAATACAAACAAAGCATTTTCATTGTTTAACCCAATACAAGATGCCTCAGTTGCTTCTGTAACTTCTGGAGGAACTTTTACGCCTAGCTCGTTATTATCTTCTCTAAAAAAATCAGATATTACAAGTAATAAAGGTCAATTTGCAACAGGAAGTGCAAAAGATAATTTACAAGATTTAGCAGAAACAGGATCAGAAATTGTTGGAATAAATTTACCAAATTCTGGAACTGCTGATAGATTAGCTACAAAAGATATTTTAACTGCTGGAGCCGGTTTAGTTGCCGGAAATGCAGGAGTTATTGATCCAGGAATTTTGTTAGGATCAGGTTTAATCGCTGGAATGTATTCTAAACCAGTACAAAACATTACAACAGGAGCTTTAATAGGAGCTGGAGGTTTTGCCCAAGATGCCGTGGCTCCAATTGCAGGAAATATTGCCGCTGGCATGGGAGGAAATAATTAATGACAGTATCAAATTACAGCACAACATCAGCAAATAATACATCAATAAATAGTATAAGTATTGCTGAGGGAATGCCACCCTCAAACGTTAATAACGCTATTAGAAATGAACTTGCAGATTTAAGAACATATTTAAATGATAAAGAGTGGTTTATAGTTGGTGATCGTGATGGAAGTTGTACGTTTACTAGAGCAAGTGCAACGTCTGTTACAGTAGCATCAACAAATGTTACAAGTGATTATCATGCTAATAGACGTGTTAAAATTGTGGGTAGCAATACAGGCACAATATTTGGAATAGTAGCTTCCTCATCTTTTTCAACTAACACGACAATTAATTTTACTTTTGATAGTGGATCAATAAGTGGATCCGATACAAATGTTGATGTCTTTGTTGGATCGCCATTTACTAATCCTGCTATACCAGTTGTTAATGATAACAGTTTAGGAACAAGTCAAATTTTACCTCCATCGCAAAATTCGGTAAAACAATACGTTGATACGCAAATTACTGGACAGGACCTAGATGTTTCTGATGGCTCAACTGCTATTGCGATTGATCTTGATAGTGAAACTTTAGGTTTACTTGGTGGCACAGGTATTGACTCAACTGCTTCTGGAAATAATGTTACTTTAGCAATTGATAGCACAGTTGCTACACTTACTGGTAGTCAAACATTAACTAATAAAACTATTAACGCATCTAATAATACACTTTCTAATATTCCTAATAGTGCTTTATCTAATAATTCAGTTAATTATGGTGGCGTATCTTTATCTTTAGGAGGATCAGATACTACTCCAGCATTTAATTTATCCGATGCAACGAACTATCCAACATCATCATTAACAGGAACAATATCAAATTCTCAATTAGCAACAGGAATTGATGCAACTAAAATTGCAGACGGAAGTGTAACAAATTCTGAATTTCAATTTATAAATACTTTATCTTCAAATGCACAAACACAGATTGACACAAAACTTACTGCATCAGATAATTTAAGCGATGTAGCAAACGCAGGTACTTCAAGAACAAATTTAGGTCTTGGAACAATATCAACACAAGCATCTAGCAACGTAGCTATAACGGGTGGATCAATAACAGGTCTTGGATCGCCTTCAAATGGCTCCGATGCCACAACAAAAACGTATGTTGATAATTTAGTTACAGGATTAAAAACCAGAACCATTGTTAGAGTAGCTACAACTGGTAATGTAACAATCTCTAGTGCTTTACAATCTGGTCAAACTATAGATGGAATTTCTTTAAGTAATGGCGATAAAGTATTAGTTAAGTCAAATACAAATCAAACACAAAATGGGGTTTATATAGTAGCTGGTTCTCCGGCTCGTGATCCAGAATTTGATACAGTTAATGAATTAGCTGGTCAAATGATTATTGTAAAAGAGGGATCAATAAACGCTGACTCATTCTTTTTATGTACCACAGATAGTGGAACAATTGGCTCAGCAAATATAACCTTTACACAGGTAACTCCAAGCTCGGGAGGAACCGTAACACAAGTTGGTATTGCACAAGCAGGATCAGAATTTACAATATCAGGATCACCAATAACAACTTCTGGCAATATTACTTTAGGTATAGGTACTATTGCTAACACAAAAATTTCTGGTCTAGGCACAGCATCAACAAAAGCTGTAGGTACTTCTGCAAATAATGTTGTTCAACTAGACGGATCAGCAAGACTTCCTAGTGTAGATGGAAGTCAATTAACAAACTTGCCAACAACAGGGGCTAGTACAGGATTTGCTTTGGCGATGGCTGTTGCTCTTTGATGGAAACAAAAAATAAGGAAAAATAGATGGCACAAAATTTTAGAAACCAATTAACAAGTACAGCTATCGGAACATCATATACTGATATTTTAACACAAGTTAATTCTTTTGATACTGTTGTTGGGATTAGATTGGTAAACGTACACAGTTCTGCAATAAATGTAACGGCAGCAATAGAAAATTCTGGTAATACAACTGAATTACAAGTTAATACACCAATTCCAAACGGATCAGCACTAGAATTGATACAGGGTGGCGCAAAGATAATTTTAAAATCTGGTGATAAAATAAAAGCTAAATCAGATACAGCAAGTTCACTAAAAGCTGTAGTTAGTTTTATTGATGAAATTAGCACATAAGAGGTAATGAATGAGTTATATTGGAAATAAACCTGCAACTAATTTTGAAACCGTACAAAAGCAAGTAAGTACATCAAATAGTGGAACCACAATTTCATTAGATAGAGCCGTAACCTCAGTTCAAGATATACTTCTTACCATAGATGCAGTTGTTCAAAGTTATGACAACTATTCTGTAAGTGGAACTACACTAACAGTTGGTGGCACATTAAATAATAATAGAGTAGAAATATTATATGTTGGAAGAACAATGCAATCGGTTGATGCAACGGATGATAGTATATCGGCTGCAAAAATAAAAACAGATGCAGTTACCACAGCAAAAGTACAAAACGATGCTATTACAGTAGATAAATTAAATCTTATATCAACTTCTAGTGTACCATCATTAGAAGCTAAAGGTACATCTGGTGTAACTGAGGGTTACATACAACTTAACTGTGCAGAAAATTCGCATGGAATAAAATTAAAATCACCTCCTCATAGTGCAGGTGCAAGTTATACTTTAACTTTTCCAAATAACGATGGAAATGCAAACCAATTTTTACAAACAAATGGAAGTGGAGTTTTAACTTTTGCTGATGCAGGAGGTACTTTAGTAGAAGTTGCACAATCAAGTATTTCTGCAGGATCTAGTGTTTCAGCAGTTGAGTTTTCAAATATATTTTCTTCTACTTACAATACTTATTTTGTTAGAATTGGTAAAATTAGATTTTCTGGAAACACAAGTTTACAAATGAGATTTTATTCTGACACAGGAACAACTGAAGAAAGCGGTTCATTTTATAACTATGTTCGTTATGGTATAGATAATGCAGGTAATAGAGAAGATAATTACGGTAATGGTTCAGACAGATTTTATCTTTGTGCAACTTTAGATTATGACCAACCTGCAGATGGTGGTGCAACAGGTCATTTTTATATTGACAACCCACTAGCAAACAGTAGTTTTTCTGCAACTGCTCATGGTCAATTTGTTTATCGTAATGACAGTAATGTATGGAATGGGATAAATTTTGGAGGTAAATTTAGTGGCAGTTCACCAAGATATGGATTCAAATTATATGGGTCAAGTAATGTAGAGTACGCAGATATAACAGTTTACGGAGTAAAACCATAATGAAAGCATGGAATAATGGACAATTAAGAGAACTATCGGCTGAAGAAATTGCAGTTATTGAAGCTGATAGAAAAGCTTGGAATGATGCAAAATCAACAAGACAACTAGAAAAAATAAGAAAAATAAGAAATCAAAAACTTTCTGAAACAGATTACTTAGCTACATCAGACAATGTAATGAGTGATGAGATGAAAACTTACAGACAAAGTATGAGAGATATACCTCAAGATTATTCTGAAGATAAATATAACGATTTACTTGCTAGAGATAAGCAAGGTAACTTAACACATACAGTATGGGAGAAACCATAATATGCCTTTTACAAAAATAGACGCATCTAATTTAGGTGGAACAACACTTCCTGCTCTTAATGGAAGTGCGTTAACAAATATTAGTGCAGGTAAGATTGGTCAAGTTATTACAGACACAGAAGGATCTTGCCAAACTTCAACTTCAGGCACTACTTACTTAAATACAGTATTTAGTATAGACATAACACCAACTGCAACCTCCTCAAAAATATATGTAACTTTTGATTGTGGTGGAATTTATCACAGCACAAGTGGTGGTGGTAACATTAGAGTAAGATATAATGATGACACTACAATTTTTGAGCTTGGCGAATATACTGCTTATAAAGGTAGTAGTGATATTCAATTAGGAGGTAGTATTGCTGTTTTACATTCTCCGAATACAACTTCACAAAAAAATTACAAAATACAAATAAGAAATAGACAATCTAGTAATGGTACATTTTATATTGGACACCCAAACAACAGTTCAACTATGGGAACTTTTACTTGTATGGAGGTATTAGCATAATGGTAGATGGCAATTCAAATATAGAAAAATTTTATAAAGCAATTCAAATAATTAAATCTGGTACAACCTGTGCAGTTCACGGAGATGTTACTAACGAAGAAGAATTTAACAAAGTTTTATGGGAAGTAGGAGATAGTTATACAACGACTAATCCTCATTCAGAATTGACATGGATAAAAGTCAAAGAGGAAATGGATAAATTATGAGTTACATAGGCAGAGATTTAAACATAGGTGATAGAAAAATTTTATCAGTAACAGGAAGTTCTCCTGCAACAAGTTATACTTTACAACATAACTCGCAAAACTTTGTGCCATCCTCAGCACAAAATATTTTAGTAAGTGTACTAGGTGTAATTCAGGAGCCAGTAACAGCATATACTGTTTCTAATGCAACCATAGACTTTAACGGAGTAAGTGTAGCAAGTTCGGACATAGATTTCATAATAGCTGAAGGACAATCAATAGATGTTGGCACTCCTTCTGATGGTACAGTTGCAACAAGTAAACTTTCAAGCACATTCTATTTAGAAAATCCTACAAGCTATACTGACCTTACAATTACAAGTGGTCGTAATGCTATGCTTGTTGGTACAGTAACAATTAATGGAACTCTTACTGTTCCTGCAAATTCAACATTGGTGGTGAAATATAATGAGTGAAATACAAGCTAACAAACTTTCTCCTGCAAGTGGAACAGCTTTACAAGTTGGTGATAGCGGAGATACAATTACAATTCCTAGTGGTGCAACAATAACAAATTCTGGTACAGCGACAGGTTTTGGAGAAGATAATAGTCCATGTTTTCATGCTTATGCAAATCAAAGTTATATTGCTATAGCAAATGATACTTATACTACTCTCGCTTGTCCAAACGAAGCATTTGATACTGGTTCAGCATACAATACTAGCACATATAAATTTACACCACAAACAGCAGGTAAATATTTTTTTTATGCTAATGCAGTTTGGGATGGAAACATTAATTCTAAATGCGATGTTTTGTTGCAAAAAAATGGTTCTTTTGACCAACCTAATTTTTTTAGAGTTTCAAACTATGCAACTAATACTTCTGGCAGTCATGTAAGTGGTATTATTAGTATGAATGGAAGTTCAGATTATGTTGAAGCAAAAGTTTATCATCAATATGGTAGTAGTGTTAATTTAAGAAATCAAGGTAATGAAAATTTCTTTGGAGGATTTTTGGTGACAACAACATGAGTACATTAAAAGTAGATACAATATTAAAAAGAACAGGAACAGGTACGATCACACTTGGACAATCTGGTGATACAATAGCATTGGGAAGTGGTGCAAGTCAAAGTGGATTTGGATTATCTAACTGGTCAGAAAGTTCAGGAAATCTTTTACCAAGTAATGCTTCTTATGGAATTTATTTAGGCACTAACTCAGCTAACGCAAGTTCTTCGCCATCAAATCTATTAAATGATTATGAGTTTGGTACATTTACTCCAACGATTGCTCCTACAAGTGGAAGTTTTACAACAGTTGGAACTTGCACAGGGTTTTATACAAAAATAGGAAATTTAGTTCATTATCAATGTCAACTTTCTGTAACAACAAACGGCTCTGCAAGTGCAAATATAAATGTTAATAATTTACCATTTACCTCTG